TCTAATGCTTCTTCAAAGAAACATGAAGGTGCTGACGAAGAAGATGAAGAAGATATGGACGAAGGTGAACTTCCACCTGCTTTGAAAAAAGCAATTGCTGCTAAAAAGGGCAAAGGCGGAGATGATGACGAAGATGAAGACGAAGAGAAGAAAGAAGAAATCGAAGTTAATGTTGACGAAGACGTTGCTGCTCTTATAGACGGTGAAGAACTTTCTGAAACATTCAAAACAAAAGCTGCAACAATCTTTGAAGCTGCAGTCAAGTCTAAGATTTCCAAGATTCGTAAACAGATTCGTGAAGAGTCCAAGAAAGAACAAGACGAGCGTGTTGAGTCCATGCAGGTAGAGATGACAGAGAACATGGATAAGTATCTCAACTATGCTACACAAGAATGGATGACAGAGAATAAACTTTCAGTTGAAGCTGGTGTTAGAAGCGAAGTTACCGAGAGTTTTATCACTGGTTTGAAGAAGTTGTTTGAAGAGCATTACATTGATGTTCCCGAAGAGAAGGAAGATGTATTTGAAAGTCTAGTTGTTGAAGTTGCAGAACTTGAAGAAAAACTAGATGCACAAACAGACAAGCACATGGATACTTTGAAAGAATTAAATACATATAAAGCTGCTTCTGTTTTCAAAACAGTTTCCGAGGGTATGGTTGATACGGATGTTGAAAAACTTTCTGAACTAACGGAAGATGTTGATTACGATACTGATGAACAGTATGCTGAAAAACTCAATGTTATCAAGAATAGTTATTTCAAAACAGATAGTACAGAAGTAGTAGATAACAAGAAAACTGCAGGCACCAATAATCCAGTTGTTAGTGGAACAAGTGATAGTCGTATGGATGGTGTAATGAGTGCAATTTCTCACTTATCAAAAAAATAATGGAATGAGTGAAGGTTAACATAAATTAATTCAATAAAATTTAAAGGAGTAAGAAAATGTATTTATCAGAAAACATTCAGGAGAAATGGGCCCCAGTAATGGAGCACAAAGACCTTCCTGAAATTAAAGACACTTATCGCAGAGATGTTACTTTGCGTTTGTTGGAAAACCAAGAGAAGTTTCTTAGTGAAGCTGCTCCTACCAATAGTACAGCTGGACAGATTGATAACTGGGATCCGATTTTGATTTCCCTAGTTCGTCGCTCTATGCCACAGATGATTGCATATGATGTTGCTGGTGTTCAACCAATGACAGGCCCTACGGGTTTAATCTTTGCAATGAAATCACGTTACACAACCTCAGCTGGTGCAGAGGCATTTGGTGCTGCTGGTACTGGTGCAGATGAGTCTGATACAGATTTCTCTGGTACGGGTACTCATGTGCCAACGACAGATTCTAAGAATCCGTTTACTGGAACATGGACAACTGGTACTGCAATGCCTACAGCAACTGCTGAAGACCTTGGAGCTGGTGGAACTTTTGGTGAGATGGCATTTAGCATCGACAAAACTTCCGTAACTGCAAAATCTCGAGCACTGAAAGCTGAATACTCTACGGAGTTGGCACAGGACTTGAAAGCAGTTCATGGTTTGGATGCAGAAACAGAATTGGCAAATATTCTTTCTACGGAAATCTTGCAAGAGATTAACCGTGAAGTTATTCGTACAATTCTTACTGTTGCAAAACCTGGCGCACAGGTTAACACAACTACTGCTGGTACATTCGATCTTGATACTGATTCAAACGGCCGATGGTCTGTTGAGAAGTTCAAAGGTCTGATGTTCCAAATCGAGCGTGACCGTAATGAAGTTGGTCATCAGACTCGACGCGGTAAAGCAAACTTTATGATCTGTTCTGCTGACGTTGCTTCTGCATTGTCAATGGCAGGTATGCTGGAAACAGGTCATGCAATTAATGTTGACGATACAATGTCAACTCTTGCTGGTACAATGAATGGTATGAAGGTTTTCGTTGATCCTTACTACTCATTGGCATCAGGTCAATTCTATTGTCTTGGTTATAAGGGTTCAAGTCCTTATGATGCTGGACTTTTCTATTGTCCTTATGTTCCGTTGCAGATGGTTCGTGCAATGGGTGAGAATACTTTCCAACCAAAAATCGGTTTCAAAACCCGTTATGGTATGGTTAAGAATCCCTTTGTTAACGCTGGCGGGGAAGTTATGACAGCTAATGAGAATCAGTATTACAGAAAAGTTGCAGTTTCAAACTTGATGTAATTTTGGTTTTTATCTAAACTGGGGGGATGGGGATTTTCCCTGTCCCTCTTTTTTTTTGGAGTTTTTTATGCATGAGTATAAAGCTAAGGTAACAAAAGTTATTGATGGTGATACAATCCGTTGTGACATTGATTTAGGATTCGACATAGTAATGACAAGTCAGACGATACGCTTATATGGTATTGATACACCAGAGTCAAGAACTAGAGATTTAGAAGAAAAGTTTTATGGCAATCTATCAAAGGACTTTATAAATGATTATTGCCCCAAAGGTTCGTATATAACCTTACGGACGCACTTAGATGAGAAGGGTAAATTTGGAAGGATACTAGGAGAGCTCATAGTCAACAAAGTTAATCTAAATGAACAGATGATTGAGAACAGTCTAGCGGTGGAGTATTTCGGACAGTCTAAGGTAGATATAGAGAAAGAGCATCTAATGAATAGGGTAAAGTTGAATAATAAGGGATATAAATATATATCTTAACTTGTTCCTTGTATAGCTGTTTCTAGTGTGTTATTATATACTTGTTGGGTGGGACATAGATATCTTTATATGTAATGTAAATAACTTCCTATTATGTATTTAGCAGTATTGATTGGTTTCATACCAGTATGCATATAAGGCCATAAAGGTGGAAACATCAATAAGCTTCCTTTAACACATTTAGTCTTTATACCCATTTCACTAAACAATGTTTCACCAGCATCATTATCGCTACAGTATAAAAAGAATACAAGAAAACGTCTAGCAGAAGCATAATCCTGTACATCAACATGAGCTTTAAATTGGTCTTTATCGTTAGGTAAATATCTTTTCATTCTATATTGTTCAAAACCATGTTGCTCTGGCCAATGATATTCTGTAATACCACAGTCTTCTTTATACTGATTCAAATATTTATCAAAAACAACATCAAGCGATTCTGTAAATTTTGACCATTCTTTATGTTTATGGAGATTTATTTGCTGGAAGGTGGGTCTTTCTTGATTATCAATAATTTCCATTTGGGAAGAGTTTTTCTCAAATTTAGCTACAATTTTGTCACAGAAATCATCAGAAACTACGTTCTTATATGATCTAATATATTTTTGCAAAATGTACCTCTATGGGTTAAATGTGTTATAAATAATATTTATAACGGTAGGATACTAGAGAGGTGACATATGACTGTTAAACAGAATCATACTAAATCTATTATTTTTTCACTATTAATATTTATCGTAATTATCATCAATTTTATAAGACAAGTATTTTATGCCAACTAAACCTAAAGAAGTAAATCAACTAAATGTGGTGTCCTTTGAAACAAACTTTCAGAGGATGCCTGCTACGGACTTTTTCTGTCAAACGGTAAGCATACCTTCTTTAGCTTTAGGTAATGCTATTCTACCTACATCATTTTCCTCAGCTCCAGTTGAAGGTGATACACTTGTATTTGAAAATCTAACTATTGGTTTCTATGTTAATGAAGATTTATCTAATTATAGAGAGATATTTGATTGGATGATTGCCATTGGGTTTCCTGATGAATTTCCACAGTTCAATCTGAATAGTGACGCTATAAGCTCACCATCAGTATATGGAACTCTAAAGTCTGATATGAATGTTATCATACAAACCAACAAAACTAACCCCAATTATAATATCACTTTCAAAGATGCTTTTCCAGTATCTTTAGGTAATATTCCCCTAGACGCTACAGCTACAGATATGCAACCTATAGTAGTTGACGCAACCTTTGCTTATACTGGCTCATTTACCATAGCTAAGATAGGTTAACTTTTTCCTTGTATTATCCCTAAAACTTTGTTATACTTATACTATGAAAATTAATGATATAAATGAAATGATTGACAAAGACTCTGCTTTCTTAAAAGAGGAGTGCAATATTGATATTGCATCTCTCCGAGTGCCAGAGTTATGTGGAAAATACCATCAGCTGATTTACCAAGAAAAACTTTCTTTAGAGTATTTTAGAGTCGAGTTTAAAGTTCTTAAAAGAGATAGATGGTTATATTACACAGGAAAAGCTGATCCCGAAGTATACGAAAAAGAACCATTCAATTTAAATATACTAAAAGCAGACATAGATAAATTCT